GAAAACAACCGCTACCAGGTGCCCATGAAGAAGGGACGCGATGACTACCGCTAAGAAAAAGAAGGTCGGCCGACCAAAGTCTCAGCTTACCGAGGTAGTCTTTGCGCGCTTCTCTGTTGCAGAGAAGAAAGCGCTGTCCGAAACTAAGTTGCCAACCATCGCCGCTGAGGTTCGTGCGCGGTGCTTTCCGAAGGAGTCAAAGTGAGCACTGAACTGGAAGTATCTCCACCACGCGAGACGGCTATCACGCCCATGGAGATGCTTAGCCGCGCTTTCATGGTCGCCATCGAACATGGCGCGGCACTTGAGGTGGTAGACCGCATCCTCGCCCAACAACGGGAGATGATGGTGTACCAGGACAAGATTGAGTTCAACGATGCCATGCAAAGGGCGCAGTCGGCAATGACACCTATTCGGGCAGACATGAACAATCCGCAGACAAAGAGCAAGTATGCATCCTACGCCAAATTGGATAGAGCTTTGCGGCCAATTTATTCCAAAGAAGGATTTGCCCTTTCCTTCAACACGGCCGACTGCCCACTTCCAGATCATGAACGCGTGCTCTGCGAAGTCACCCACGGTGGCTATAGCAAGATGTACCAAAAAGACATGCCGAACGATGGTAAAGGCGCTAAAGGTGGCGATGTCATGACCAAGACGCATGCCTCTGGCGCGGCAACTTCTTACGGCATGCGCTATCTGCTAAAGATGATTTTCAATGTAGCAGTGGGCGAGGATGATACGGACGGCAATACACCAAGCGGTCCAGGGCTTGTGGAGATGGAGTACCTTGAGTATCGCGATGCCATAGAAAACGCAGATACTCTTGCATCTCTACAGCGCGTCTACATCGAAGCCTATAAAAAGGCTCAAGCAATGGGGGACAAGCATGCGATGGCAAGTTTCCTTGAAATCAAAGACAAGCGAAAGGCAGAACTTTCATGAGTCTGATAAATGTGCAGCAGGGTACAGCTGAGTGGCTGGAGATGCGGGTTGGCCAGTGCACTGGATCCCGCATCAAGGATGTGATGGACTTCCTAAAGAATGGGCAGCCGTCTGAAAAGCGAAAGAAATACCTGATCGACACGGTTAGCGAGATACTTACCGGCTTTGCGGTGGAACATTACGTAACCCCAGCGATGGAACACGGCATCGTCACTGAGAAGTATGCGCGCGCTGCCTACGAAGTCAAAACGGGTAATTCTGTGGAGCAAGTAGGAATTGCGGTGCACCCCACCATCACTAGGTTCATGGCTTCGCCGGACGGATTGATTAGCGAGGATGGCGTCTGGGAGGGAAAATGCCCCACGACCCAAAAGCATATCCAATGGATGCTAGACGGTGTGGTTCCAGAAGAGCATCGGGATCAGTGCTACGCGGAGATAGTGTGCTCAGAGCGCGAGTGGTGCGACTTCACGTCTTTTGACGACCGGCTGCCACTACGCCACCAACTATTCATTGCACGATTACCTAGAGATGAGAAGCGCATCGCAGAGATTGAGGCCGGTGTGAATGTCTTCCTTGGCGAAGTTTTGGAATTGCTAATGAAGCTGGAAAAGTTGAATCCTGATCTTTTCGCACCCAAGCCAAAGCCTCAAGAGATAGACCCAGAACTGGGAATCACCGACGACGACATACGAGCCTGCGATCCAAATTGGAGAGGGTAATGCTGAATATCGGTAAGAAGAGCGACGGGCACCTGTTCAAGCTTGCGGTGGACCTCGTAACGTCGACCCAAGCTATCCTCGCGCGGAAACGTAGTGGCAAGAGCTATACCGCCAGCGTAGAAGCTGAGGAACTTCTCAAAGCTGGGCAGCAGATTGGCGTTTTCGACCCCACCGCAGCATGGTGGGGATTGCGATCCTCTGCGAATGGTGAGGGTGAGGGATATCCCATTGTCGTATTTGGGGGAGATCACTCAGATGCGCCGCTGGATCCACGCGCAGGCAAAGCTATGGCAAGAGCCTTCATTGAGCAGGGATTCTCCGCAATCTTCGACGTCAGCAACTTGCACACCGAGGAGCAGATTCAATTCGTGATGGACTTCTCTTCGGAGATGCTGCGGTTGAATCGCACGGCGGTTCACCTATTCATGGATGAAGCCGACACGTTTGCGCCACAGAAGCCCCTGGGACTACTTCAAAACAAGTGTCTTGGGACCGTCTCGCGCCTGGTCAAGCAGGGCGGCATCCGCGGCATCGGGTTCACGATGATCACCCAGCGGCCGGCGAGCATGAACAAAGACGTGCTGTCCCAAGTCGATATTCTTACCGTGCTCCGAATGAGCCACCCGCTAGATATCAAAGCGGCCACGGATTGGATAAAGAGCGAAGTCGACATCCCTTTCGCCAAAGTAGTTGAGGCAGAACTTCCTAGGCTTCCAGTAGGAACGGCATTTTTCTGTTCTGCGCCTCTCAACCTTGGGGAGCGCGTTGATGTTCGCAAGCGCAACACGTTCAACTCGGGCGCCACCCCTAAGCCTGGGGAGCGCCGGATTGAGCCTAAGGTGATGGCGAAGGTAGACATTGAGAAGTTGGGGCAGGAGATTGCCGCCAGTGTTCAACGCACACGCGAGGAGTCTCCGGAGTTCCTAAAAAAGCGTATCGCCGAACTAGAAAAGGAAGTTGCCAAGGGAGGCAAACCCGACATGGAATTGATGAAGCACGTACAGGAACTCGAGGAAAAGGCCGCCCGGGTCGACGAATTAGAGCAACGCGTTGCGGTCGCAGAGACCCGCGCTGAGAAGTTCCTGCGTTTCCTTGATGACATGGATACGTGCATTGCCAATGCGCGCGCTGGGCAGGATGTGGTGCTGCCGACGATTCGGCATATCCCTGTAGCCCCTTCAGCTGCCATCGCTCGCACAATCTCTCAGACGCCAAGATACGAGGCTCCAGCACCCTCCAATGCGCCGCTAGGCAAGGAAGGCGCTCTCCCCAACCGCATCCTGCGCTCCCTTGCTGAGTTTGCCGCCATCGGCCGCCATGAGGTTCCGCGCAACGTCCTAAGTGCATGGGCAGAGGCTCGGGGTGGGTTCTTCAACAACACTCTTTCTAAGATGAAGACTGAAGGTTTGGTTGAGTACCGATCATCGGGCATGGTTGCACTCACTTCAGACGGTACGGCACGCGCCCCACGCTGCGAACGCCCCGCAAATGCAAAAGACTTCTTTCAGGCTGTAGTGCGCCAAGCTGGAACCGGCTTACCAGAACGCATCATGCATAGGCTGGTAAAGGACTATCCAGACTCTCTCAGTCGAGAGGAACTATCTGGTGCGGTAGAAGCACGTGGAGGCTATTTCAATAACACATTGAGCGGCATGAAGTCTGCTGGGTTCATTGAATATGCAGGCGCCGGCCAAGTACGTCTCCAGCCTTGGACAATGATGCAGTAGTCGGCGCTTCGCAATGTATTGCCATCACAGCACTAGAGGGAAAGAGGATTATGAGCGACGATCTGGATGACGAGGAGTATGAGGATTGTGGTCACGATTGGGATATGAGTTGTCCGCCGTGTCGAATATGCGGAGGGTGCCCCGAGTGTGGAGATTGTGATTGTGTCATAGATGGTTCGGATGACTGGATAGAAGATTCGGATATGGAAGCGCGCTGAACCAACAACTAAGCATTAGGGGCGTTCGCCCTTGGGAGGAGAGAAGATGAGCTTGATTGGCTACAAATCGAATAATCATCCCCAGCAAGTTAGAAAGACTGGGGCCAAAGATCACATCGACGACCGAGGCACTGACCCAGCTTTATTCGACAAATTGTCGAAACGGTTCGGGGGGTTCAGCTTGGATGTTGCGTCATCCCACGAAAACTACAAGGTTGCAGATTTCTTTACTAGGGAGTGCAGCGGCCTCGAGTATTCCTGGTATGGCCGTGTGTGGTGCAACCCTCCCTATAGCAATATACCCGCATGGGTCGAGAGGGCTTGGAGCCAATCCACCAACTGTGAGTTGATCGTTATGCTACTTCCTGCCAATAGAACAGAGCAGCGCTGGTGGCAGTCCATGGTGGAACCATTTCGTGATCAGAACGAGGGATTCTGCGCCGAATTTCTTCCCGGAAGACCACGCTTTGTTAATGTGGGAAAGAAAGGAATAGGCCCCAACGAGAGGCCTCCTTTTGGATGCTGTTTGTTGATATGGAAGGCAGTATAACCAGAAAAGGAGAGGATTGAGATGAAACAATTAATTTATTCGGACTCAGTAAAACAATTCGACGTTAGCGCGGCTGAGCAGTGCGGATCAACAAATAAAGAGCAGCCCACGGAACTAAAACAAAGAATATATCGCGTTCGAGGGTCTGCGTTTGACATGCTGGAAGCATTAATCGAACTCCAGCCGTTCATAAATGGTTGGCAAGGGTCGGAAGAGGGGAAAGCAATTGCCCAAAGAGTTAACCGAGCCATCGACAAAGCTACCGGAGGACATAAATGGGCGTTCAAATCCAACGCCTCACCAGTAGCAAGCCCTGAGTAGCCCCTTACCCCAGCACCAGAAGGAGAGAGATGATGACCGAATCTGACGAGAGAAGATTGAAAGCGCGTGACGCCTCCGAAGAGATAAGACGCCTAAACAAGATGGAACCGGCCTCATACAACTACATATCTGACGTCCCGCCGTGGATGAAATACGACCCAATGTTCAACGCGATTTGGGCGGAAATCAAAACGTGGGACATCAATGTCCCCACTGAATACGGCGGCTATTGTGGGGCGACTGGTAGCCACGTAGCAGCAATCCTCGCGGCCATTATTGACAAGGGGCTTTACGTTCCCGGAACCATTGGCGATCTAGGGAATAACCTGCCGGAAGTAAGAGTTTGAGCCCCACCCCATCCAGAAAGAGGACTGAGTCATGAGTGAATTTAGGTTGGAGGCTTCAAAGAGGGCCGGACGGTTCGCCTCTTTAGATGAGTTCCTCACGCAAGTCGTCACTGCAAACCGAGATATGTACGGCTGGGTGGACGATAAGTTTTACCACCTCTATCCGGGCGGGCGGCTGACAGATTACACGGAAACAATCAAGCGAGATGAAGAAAGAATGAAACGGAGCAGCCATGAGTAACAAAGAGAACCAGAGCGAATTGAGCGTAGAAGAGATGGAAGCGCGGTTGCGTAAAGTGTTCCTGCAATTCAATGTAATTACAACGGGGCGCTACCATGAGCGTTGGTCAGCATGGAGCCACATAGCGATGACCGAAGACACGCTCTTAGCTGCCGGGGAGCCAACGAGAGAGGGTGCCATTGAGGCGGCTTATTCCAAGCTCCAAAAAGATGATGCTAGCCTCTCAGAGCCGCAGGAGATTCTTGGAGAGTGCGATTACAGACTCGAAGGGCCGCACAAGAAAACTCCCGAGTGTAAGAACTGGAAGGCAGCCCCAACAGCAGCAGGGAGCGAGGAGCCGAAGCCGCTCAAGTTCAACCTTGAGAATCCTGGCGAGATGATTGCCGCGTCTGGAGCGGTGAAAGCATTACATGATGCTGGATATAGGGCGGCTCCTGTGGCATCCCAAGCTCCTGCCCCTAAGCGGCCCGATGGAAGACATTTTATCCGGCAAGAGTCTTTCAATGATGCGTGCCAATCCTACATGGACTACCTAGAGGGCCAACTGGCAGATAGAAATGGGACAATTCGCATGATGAAGTGGGCGCTAGAACACCCAGACTGTAGCCCGAAGTTGAACGTAGAGGCCAACCATGAATAAGCCACAGCAGCCAGCCGAATTACCCACCCAGCCAGGATGCAGAAACTGCGGCCAATTCAAAGCAATGCATGAAGGATGGCGTTGGTGCGTTGGGGCGCCGTGGGAGAAGCATCAGAAATTCTTTATCCCCGACGACGAACCCAAGGAGGCTCCTGCGGCATCCCAAGCCCCAGCCCCTGAGACATGCGTAGATTGCGGGACCGAATTTTCTTCGCCAGATGGGAACTATCACTGCGACACATGCGGGATTCTTATTCTGCAAAAGAAAGTCTCGGCGCTAGAGGGCCGCGTAAGGGAGTTGGAGGCCGAGGTAAAAGCCGCGTGGGAGGACGCCAAAATCTTCAAGACCGAGGCCACGCGCAGGCTGAGACTTCTGGAGGAGAACGGAATCAGCGTGGACCCTCCGCAGCCCAAGGAGACACTGTGACCCTCCCAGAGCAAGTCAAAGCGCTGGAGGACTTAGCCAGGGCGTTGCGCTCGGATGATGAGTTTATCCGCGTGCCGGCATTGACGCGGGAGGAATTGGCCGTGGTGGCATCGTATCGGGAGATGGTGGACACTCAGAAAGAGCGGGAGTAATGGCTAGCTACTGTAGCGAGTGCGGGCAGAGACTACCTCATGCATCGGGGATGCTCTGCGCTCAGTGCCATGGAAAGATACGCAAAGGGCACAGGTGGCACGTTGTAGGGTCCCTAGTGATGCACAGAGATTGCCAAAATCCTCGGCTAGATGGCGTTGCACCAGAAGAGCAGGAGAGTTTCTTGGAGGCTCGTGATGTTGATGGATGAGAGTAGAATCTAAGCATCGTCGCGATACGCGCTTGTAACGCCTACCGACGCAAAGGTTCTGGAGGAACCACCGATGCCCAATCAGTTTACCCCGAAACGAGTTCCCATTGTCCCTATCGGTCCTTCCATCGCTTATATCCCTTTGACCCAAGGGAAATATGCGTTGATCGATTTAGAAGACCTATCTGCAATTCAGCCGTACCAGTGGTACGCAACACTGAAGGGTAGAAACTACTACGCAGTAAGAAATTTGACCAGTGGTTGCAAATTCACCGAATATCTGCACCAGCGCATAACGCGTGGTCTCAACTGGGAAATTGCCGACCATAAGAACGCTGAATATTCTTTAGATAACAGGAGAGCTAATCTTCGATCTTCTACTGTTGCGGGAAATCTAGCGAATAGCAAAATATCAAAGAGGAACAAGAGCGGCTTCAAGGGAGTCAATTTTCATAAGGCCAGCGGAAAATGGAGAGCCAGTATCGGATGTAAAAATCGCGCTATCCACATAGGACTTTATGACTCTCCGGAGCACGCCAGCACCGCATATGCCAAAGCTGCCATATCTATGCATGGTGAGTTTGCGAGGACCCAGTGATGTTGATGAATGAACAAGCTTTGCGCGATAAGTGTACGAAGGCAAGATATGACATCTTGCGCCGTGCCAAAACAAAGCTCTGGAAGTCAGGCAAGCGCAAGGGTATGGTTCGCGTTCCTGGCATTGAGAAGCTTTCCTTTACGTCTGCGGACCTATGGGAGCGCGCGCTTGAGCAGGTTGGTCCCGGCGTTATCCCATGCCCTTACTGCCGCGCCATTGGCCGCCCAGCGTTCATGATCACCCTCGCAAATTATGTATGGGACCACGTTGTACCCGTTACACATGGCGGCTCGCACGACTTGGATAATCTTCGAGCAGTTTGTGAAGATTGCAATCGACTCAAGGGTTCTCTGAACTATAATTTCTTCATCGCATTGATGCAGGCTTTAGAGGAGTGGAAGGATCCACGAGACCGATCCTACATGCACGCCTGTTTACGCACGCACGGCGTCACCAACAAGATTCGGTTTGCACCTAAGAAGTTGGTGCAGACAGAAGTAGCAGAGCCCGAACTCCCGCTCGAAGATGAGTGGTAATCCAGCACCAGAAAGGCAAGCATGGCAAAGCGACTCACCAAAGAAACTCTATATCTCCGCCACAACTTTACCCACGAGGAACGCCTGAAGATGGGTGATGAACTCGCGGCCGCCTATAACCGCCAAGAGGACATCGACGCTGAGGAAGCTGTCGTAAAGTCTCAATTCAAAGAACGCCGAGCGAGCGTAGAGCAGGCTATTGGCCAGCTCTCCCGCAACCTCGCTAACCAGTTCGAGATGCGCAACGTCGAGTGCGCCATTGAGTACGACGTGCCCAACCCGAATGAATTGACCTACCGGCGCGTCGACAATGGCGAAGTTGCCAAGGTACGCCCGCTTACCGAAGCCGAGCGCCAGGCGGAGCTTCCGCTGGTCGACGATGTGCCAACCCTCAGCGCTGAAGAGTCCATGCAGAATGCCACAACATTCTTCGGCAAAGGTGGGGAGGTCGAAGCCGTCAGCCCCGAGGATCTTGCCGCTGAGATTCACGTCCCAGATCCAGACAAGCCTGCCGATGTAGGTAGAGCGAAGAAGAACCTGCTCAAGATGTAGAAAGGCACCATGTCCCACGTTGAAATAGCAGTATTGGGGAGCATGATGCAGGACGCGGCGTCCGTCAAGGACGCCGTTGCCACCCTAGCTCCCGAGGACTTCCTTCTAGATAGCCATCAGCGCATCTACCGTGCCATGCGGGACATGCTGGCCAATAATCAGTCTGTTGACCTGGTTACGGTGATGGACACGCTGGGGAAACGTAAAGAGCTTGATGCTGTGGGCGGGCCCGCATACTTAGCAATGCTCACCGAGGGCATCCCCGCAAAACCAAACGTCGACAGCTATGTGAAGATCGTAAAGGCCAAGAGTGTGGGCCGGCGCCTCTCCAACGTCTTCAATGACGGCATGGTCGCCGCGGCAGACGAAGAGAGCGCCGAGACCATAATCCCCGCCATCGCCGAGCAAATGCAGAACCTACTCGCGGAAGGGGTCACCCAAGAGCTCGAGCACGTCTCCAAGGTATTCTTCGCCTACGGAAGCATCGATGAGATGTACGAGCGCATGGCGACCGTGCAGGGCATCCACACGGGCATTACGGAATTCGACAAGATGACTATGGGCTACCAGCCCAAGGCGTTGAGTATCCTCGCGGCCAGACCCTCCATGGGCAAAACCGCTCGAATGATCTGCGACGCCTATCATTCAGCAGTAGTGCTGAAGCGTCCAACGGCGATCTTTACTCTCGAGCAGGACAAGAACGACTTTATTCGCCGCATGCTTTCAAACGTCGCCAGCGTGCCTTATCGAGATATCCAAGGTGGCACGCTTACCCGCGAACAGCGCCATGGGATGCAAGACGCCCAGTCTCGCATTATGGACGCTCCGCTGTACATCACCGACTCCACCAGGATGACCTGCACACGCATCCGGGCCATGTGCAGCTCCATGAAGCGCCGGGGAGGTCTTGACATAGCCTTTATCGACCAGCTATCAAAGTTGAAGAGTACCGACGTTTACCGCAAGGGGATGCCCAAGCACGAAATCATCGGAGAGCAGACTGACAGCCTAAAGCAGACCGCACAGGAGATAGACATTGCGGTAGTGCTGCTCTGCCAACTTCGCCGGCACGATGGCAAAGGCGACGCACGCCCCCACATGGACAGCCTCAAAGACTCAGGAGATATCGAAGAGGATGCCGACATGGTCCAGTTCCTTCATCGGCCAATCTACTTTGATCGCAAGAGCCAGGAACCAGACGAAATTATCATCGCCAAGCAGAGAGAAGGCGATACCGGAACCTGCCAAGTGAAATTCAACGGAGCATACATGCGGTGGGGTGAGGTCGAGGGTACCCCGGTGCAGGGCGAGTTCGGGAACGCCTACTGAGCCTGCCATTGACGGCCATAGTGTCCGAGCCAAAAATCCCATTGATCTTGCAGCGCTTCAAAGTACGCGTAGGGGATCCACGCAAATCCCTTATCTCCCCACGTGTCCGCCCATGAATTCTGACACTCAAATGCCCCAACTTGCCCGAGAACCTGCTTTGTATCATCGCAGCCTATAACATGCATTTCGTGGCCGCCGATCGAGGAACCCGATGGCATGGCAATCAATCCGTCCTCCGCGGCCTGGTCGCTCTGGAATTGCTGGAAGAGTGGGGTTCCCACAGTAAAGGTGTAGTTCGATTGCAGGACCGTCTTTGCGGTGGCGACGTCCATGATGCGATGGTAGGCCTGAAACTTGAAATTGGCCGCCTCTGCCACTTGTGCTGCGGTGGGCATCTTTAGCAGATTAGTGGAGGCATAGGGATCTGAGGACTCAAGACAGCACCCAACCGAGCTCAGCACGGTAAAGATGGTGCGGGAGTCTGCGCCGGCGTCCTCCGCAAAGGTTCCTTCGGCGATGCGCTCCTGGGCGTACTGGAAGAGGGGAGAGAGGCGGATGGTGGCTCGGGCATAGCTTAGGGGTACCTGAGACTTCATCTGGCGGACGGCCCGCTCAAAGTGTTCCGTTGCGGCGTGGGCCGTGCAGCTGCCCAATTGTCCCTGATCCTTGATGTATGGCACCTGCGAGCGGTAGCTGATGATCAGCGGAGACGCGGGAGCGTTGGGGGCTACTACGTGGTCGCGAGGATCAAAAGTATCCTTGCGGACATTGAGAATGTGGCTCATGGGTCAGACTCCTAGCGAATAGATGCACTTGCAAAGGTCACTCTCTACCCACAGAGGACTAAGGTGCAGCATCTCAGGGGTGATGAGCGGCGTGAAGTTGGGGAGGACGTTGAGGAGATCCCTGGCTTGGTAGATGCTCAGCAGCATCTCGGTCCCGTACATGCTGCAAATCTCTTTGTCTGTGGGCTGGAGGCTTAGCCACCGATTGTGCAGCAACAGGCCGGCGATGTCCATGAAGTCGTATTTGGTGCCCACCTTCGCCCGCGCCCTGGACATAATCAGGGAGAGCTGCTCGTCGGTCACAGTGCGAGCATACCGTCGCTCGCGGATGGGGGTGCAGTACGTCGCGAAACGTTCCTGCACCCCACCTTCCGCCCGAGCTCCCAGCCAGGTCTCATCTGGCGTCCCAAACTCAAAATGGTCCCACTCTGAGTTTGTCCACCAGGCGATACCGTCGGCGATGGGGTCTTTCGTCTTGATGAACCGACAAATTAGATCGGCCATCTACTTGATTGCAGCGCCGGCCAATGCGGGGTTTGCCGCGATGATCGAATTCCACTGCTTACGGAAATCACCCTTGTTGTGGACGGTTACCGTCAGATGCACTTGACGCACTGCGGAAACTGCTGGAGTCGAGGTCGGAAACAGCATGATGATCTGCTCCACCGTTCCAAGGGCAAGCTGGATTAGGGCTTGGTCCTGCGCGCCGATGGGCAACAGGCTGAGGTCCGACTGAAGAATCGACAGCACCTGCAGAACATCCTGCGCGGGTGTGCCCGTCTTCCAGTTGGCGATGGCGGTCTCGGCAGCCTGGGTGTCCGCCTGAATCTTGGCGACATTAGCGGTGTTGCCCTCAAGGGTTTCCAGAGCGGCGACAGCGGTTCCAACGGTTGCGATTAGCTCGGCGGCGGTCTGTTGGCCGCTGCAGCCAATCGTATTGAATGCGAGGGTTGAGCAAAGGATAGCGATTACGACGGAGGGCAAGTAGCGCTTCATTGGGTGAGGCTCCTTATTGAGAGATTTTCTCCGCGGAGACCGTTGTGGTCCCGGCCGGAGTTTCCTGCTTGACCTCTACAGATTCTTTGAGGACGGCCTGGATAGGCGACTGAGCCAAGTATAAGCGCACGCACCCGCCAGCTGTTGCGACGATTGTTAGCGCAAACTTGGTGATGCCCGCCTTGGTGCCAAAGTCGGCGAAGGGCGCGGCCACGATAGCTGAGATGCAGCCGGTCACCACAGCGACCTCTAGGCCTTTCAGCCACTGCTTTACGGGCGGTGGAATCTTCTGCCAAAATACGTTCAACTTGTTCATAACGGGTCTCCTAGGAGTCTGTTTACATGGCCCCAAATAACGCCGTCACCCAGCAACCAAGGCTTACGGAGCAGAGTAACGGTGATCTTGCCAGCTGCAATCGTCCAGCCAATGGTTACGCCGTCTGCCTCTGCCGTGCCCGTGGGCTTGGTGGGATCGAGTTGAGGACCGCCCGCAGCCTCGATCTTCGCAGCTAGCGCCGTTGGGTCGGTAAGGATGTAGGTTTGGGTATCGCTCATGATTCCTCCGGCATTTGAATATTGTAGTTCTGCTGCAATTCGACGGTATACGCCAGAACCCCTGCGTTAGGCGTCGACGTTGGTTCTCCATGATTCCAGCACTGCCCGATCTGCACGAGTGAACCAGGCTTGAACCGCCGCAGAAGACTGTTGAGGGCACTAACGCTGGCCTGGCACGCCGTTTCTAGGTCGGTGAAGTCGTCAGGCGCGAACGTCGCAGCATTAGTCAGCATTACCTGCCATGGCCCATAGCTGCACGCTGCGGCATGACCGTATTCCTCCAAGAGTGTGGGCATATTTCCAGACCCCGCGTAAGATCCACCAAAGTCATAGGCTGGCTCATGCCGAGGAGTCACATTTAGGCCAAAACTGGATTCATTGCCGGATAGCGCCCAAAGCAGTTGTGCGCCGTCGACGCCATCCGGAAGCGGCTCAACCTTAGGACCAAACTCCATGCATACCGCAGCGATTTGGGCTTTGGTAAAGCTCACTTTGCTCCCAGATAGTGACCGAGAATTAGCATGCCCAAACCACCGATACCGCCGAGCAGCCACTTCACCACGCCCCAGACCTTATCCCTACGGACAGTGGTGGTGGCCGTTACGAGGGTTGCGACGTTATCCCCGAGCTGGTCAACTTTGGCATCGATGGCTTTGAGCACCTTGTCCTGGCGCTGGAGTGCACCCTCGCGCCCAGTGCCGTTGCCATCGATGCCAATTATGCGCTCTTCGATCCTGCCGAACCGCTCGAGGTTCTGTCCATGCAGTTCTAGCATCTTTGCGCCAATCATCGCTTGTACCTCTTCTCGCAAACTAGATTCCACTGCCCCCACCTCTGGTTAGATTCTCCACTACACCCCCGAGGAGGCCTCAGAACAAGTCCTTCAACCATCCAAACAGCCAATCCAAGAGCTTCTCCCACCAGCTAATTGGCGGTGGCGACGGACAAGCCGGTGGGAGGCAGAGGAGAGAGCGTGCCAGTCGCCGTGTTCGAGGGGCCAGACGCCACACCGTTCACGGTTGCCGTCACGTAATAGGAATATGCCCCTGCTGTGACCGTGGTGTCTACATACGGGCCGCCAGCCGCTATGCCTGTCGCAATCTGGGTAAACGCTGTACAGGACGTTCCAACGCAGCGGTAGACCGTCACAGTTGAACCAGGGGTAGCCGAGGCTGTCCATGTGAGGGTGGCGGAAGGCGCTCCGCTCGTTTGCCCGAAGGCGACACCCAGCATGGCATGTTTGGTTTGGGCCGAGGCTGGCAGGCAGAGGACAAGTAAAGCGGCGAGTAGCGATAACTTCGTTTTCATGGTTCTCCTTAGTGTACGGACGTGCCTGATGACAAGGCTACTCCAGATGAAAATTGAACTCCGAGAAATGTTGGCGGTGCCACACCTGGTTCAAGCGCACCGATTGCTGGCGGGTTAGGCCGCGTGACGCCTACAAAGTCCAGCGTAGAGGCGAGGCTGGAAGTCCCTGCACCGATTGCGGGTGATCCGCTTTGCAACTCAAGATTCGTCCAAGGACCCTGTGTTGTGGTGTTCGAGAAGTCTGGATTGGTTGGAATTGCCTGCGAAGTTAGACTAGAGGCTGGCGATGTGCTTCCCGGCGTCGAGGCGCTATAGAAGAGGTTGTTGTTGCCCGCTAGTGCGGGGCCTGAGACTCCCGTATTCGAGAGGTAAACATTCTGCGTTCCGGTATTGGTGTACGCTGGTGCCGCGATGATGTTGTTGACCAGGTTTAGCGTGAGCCCAGTCTGCCCAGTCTCGTAGAAATAAAGGATCGCGCTCGCGTTGTTGACATTGTTCGCGTTCAAGTCAGAAGAGCAGTCCCACATCGTGTTGTTGTAGATGTTCACTGTGCCGGAGCCTGCCGATGGAGCCTCGCCCGGTGAGGCGATGCAGGCGTGGTTTCCGTCCGAGTCCGAAGCGGCCTGAATCCCGACGTGGTGAATGATGTTGTTGTAAACGTTGATCGCGCCCTGCGTTGGGTCGAGCGTGGCAAGGTTGATCCCGGCTCCGTTCGCCCCTTCAATATCGTTGTCGTGGATGCTGAGGCCACCAAATCCGAGGCTAGAGTCTGATGCGAGATTCACCTGTATCCCGTTATAGGTGCAGACATTCGCAATCTTGTTCCAGCCAATCTCTTGTCCATTTCCATAGGTATAGAGGGCGTGATATTGCTTGTTTGACAGCCCTCCCGGCGCGGTGCAACTCGCGTTCGGGATATAGTTCCCCAGGATCTCAAGGGCGGTGTTGATGTCGCCTTCGAATCCGCCAGCCAAGGCACCGCTTGATCCATAGCACCCGTTGCAATGCACTGTGTTGCCGACTGCGCGCATTTGAGGTCCAGAAGCGGTCTCCCCAAACGTCAGACCCCCTCCGGCGTTCGCAGACGTCGATGTTCCATCGAGCGTGAGTCCGAAAACCTGCATGTATTGGTCGGAGTAATCGCGTATGCCGAAGGACGAATATCCGTCCCCTCCGATGCTTACAATAGCTCCCGGTCGCGCGCCCACAGACGTATACACGTTCGCTGTGGTGAATCCGTTGTTGAATGCCAATCCCGCATAGTCGCTCGGGCCGCCGTAGGGGTAGCTCGCGCCGTTGAGGAATATGAGGGTATCGCCTTGCGAGATGCAGGAATAATACATTTGCGGGGTGCGAGCGTTGGCCGCAGGCCCATAGTTCCCAGACCCACCGTTGAGGGTTACGGCTGCTACGTTCCCGAGCGTCCAAGGGCTTGCGTAGGTGCCGCTTCCGCCGCTGCCGTCACCAGCGGTTCCGTTCTTCAGGTTCGCGCAGGTGAATGATCCAGTTGTAACGTTGTCGATGCCCGAGCCGATGTAATAAATGCTGTGGCCCGTCGTGACGGCAAAGACCATGTTTGAGCATGATCCGCCAGGGAAATTGAGGATGATGCTTCCCGAGCCGGTCGCCCCGCTGGGTACCTGAAACCCTATCTTCTGACGATTGCCCGTTGGATCAGCGCCAAGATAGATGAAGTTGGTGATCGCCGTACCGTTGACCGTACCCGTTATGCTCCCAAGGGTTGAGCCGAAGCCTACGCCGAATACGTCCACGTAAGTTCCACCACCGCCCTCACCGCCGCTTGCGGGACCCGATTGCACATCCTGGTACATGCAGACGGGCGAGGCGAAGGCTAGAGGGGAGCAGAGTAGGAGCGCGAGTAAGAGGAGGGTTTTCATTTACGATCCTCTTTGCGCACGAACCAGCCGACCACACAGCAGAACATAGCGATGGGAAAAATAATCCAAAGATCAATCATTGGCTTGCCGCCGATAGAGCCGTTATCTTCATTGATGTTGCGCCAGTGGCCGCGAGAAACCCAAAGGTTGTCCCGGTCGTGTTTGCCGTGGTGAAGGAAACGGACGCACCGCTCGGACCCGTAACCTTCGCACTCGTTCCATTCAGCGTCACCGTATAGCTACCCGTGTTGGGGCTCGCGGCGCTTACTGGGATAGTTCCTTTCAGCGTGAAAGTCCCAGAAACCCCGTCGTAGATGTTTATCCCGTTCGCACCCGAATACGAATTGATGGCAATGTAGTTGTTGACGTTCGTGTACCGAAGATAAAACCCGCAATAGACCGATCCCGTCCCAGCACATGCATTTAGGGTGAAGCGAATGACCTCATTGGTTTGGCCAGTATTGATTAGGTCTGGATTTGTCGTCGGTCCGCTAACCGATACCCCTCCTCCAGTCTGATAGGTGAAGTCGGTCCCACCCGCGTTCGTCCATGTGCATCCAGAACCAGCGGTGCAAACGGTCGGGATGGTTCCGGCGAGATTGGTGCCAGAAGAAGCTTCGGTGAATCGCGTATTCAGATAGAGCGATTCAATCGTGTAGATTCCACCTAACGCCAAACTGTTGTTATATCCAGCCGCCTGCGCCGCCGCCAAAAGAGTTTCAGTACTACTAACCGTGATTGGAGTTGTGTAGACGGTTCCCGTAGAACAGGTTCCGACTCCACTCACCACGGGAGTAGCGCCGTTTGTTGTGTAGCAAACGGTAGCCCCGGAGGATGGGTAGGCTGTCAATGTCACTGTTTGCGAGGCGGTATAGGTCGCCGGTATTGGACTGAATGCAACGCTGGCCGTTGGAGTTGCTGTAAAATATGTCACGAGCCCCGCAAGATTGACCGTACCTGGACTCACCGCAGAATCTCCGTTAGCCGTGTTCACCTGAAGTGTGCTGTTGAAGATCAGATTGTCTTGGGGAGTGGATGTAAAGAACCTATAGCCCAGCGAGTCATAAGTGCCCAAGGGATTGGCTAACCCCGCAGTTGTACTCGTAAGTCCTTGAACCGCCCAAAGAATGCCCCACTTGTCGGTATGGAAAGCGTTTGTTCCATCTCCACAATAGAATCCGCACCCAAAGAAGTCCTCGCCGCCATTCGCTGTAGCCGCCAGAATCGAGTCCGCTGTCACGGTGGGGGTGGCCTCTATCGTAGTGAAATTCACGCTTGAATTTACCCATTGCGCGATGGATTCAAGTTGCCCCCCGCCAGATGAGGTGATTGCGGGGAGTAGTGCCACTTGCTGTGCGTTATAAGCCCCAGTGTTCGCGGCAAGCGATGGGAAGTAGGTCGGATAAGCATTCCAATATCCTGTGGAGGGTGGTCCGACTGGAGTACCCGGACGGTAGCTCGTATCAAAGTAAATTGAAATGTCGCCCAAAGGACTCGCGTTCGCTAGTGCAATCGTACAGCCGTTGTAGTAGTTAATGTTTACGCGGCGATTGAACGAGAATGAATCATAGAACGAGCTATTGGACAATGGCACGCTGATCTGACCCGTGCTAAAAGCTTGGGGATAATCCTGAGACATCAAGAACAGGCCAAGCGGAACCGCGACCATGCGCCCGTCGCAGGAGATTTCAATTTGACTATTCTGGATAATATTAGGGAGGTCTCCCCCGACCACATTACCCATCGTCAAATGGAGGAAGGTGATCGTGCCTGCGTTTCCGCTGGCTACATTGAATACCTGCGTCGTGCTTCCAGCCAAAAGAACGCCCGTCTTGCCGGTTGTCGTGATGATACTTGGACGCGTGTCCAGTCCAGCCGTTTGGATCTGCGCTGCCGTTGCCACCGTAGGAGCCGACGTAGCCCCAGCCCCGAATAAAAGTCCAACAGGAAAGACGATGTTATTCGGGCATACCCCAGCTACCCAACTCCCCGCAAAACCCAGCGCGCACTCGCCGTTGACTGAGGCCAAGGTGGTAGGAACGCCCGTGCCAGTTGTGTTGACTAAAAGACCTGTGCCCAACCCAGACAGCCGCGTGCCGTTGATTCCCTGTACTGTCGTAGCCCCGCCTGTGCTGGTGCTGGTTGCATCGCCAGAGAGCGCGCCAAATGGGGTAGCTAGATTCGCATTCGGTATCCCAGTCGGCAGCATGGCCACCGTAAGCGAGCAGTAGCTCGGCGCGGCTGACGTGCCTGTGCAATTGCCGAATAGAGTGTTGCCTGCTGCGTTGCTAAGGGCGAAGATCGGCGTGGTCGTAGGATTGGTGACGCTGAAGATTGGCGTTAGGCCAGAGACAGATGTGACCGTTCCAGATCCTCCGCCTCCACCGAAAGAGCATTGCGAGAAGGGCGGTCCACCGGTGCTTGTGCACATCGGAACGAAGCCTGGGGGGGTTGCGGTGGGGTCGCCGAGGAAGACACTCGAGGAAGACGTATCGGGCTGGAAGGTGTTACCACCATCCGAAGACAGCATGATTGTCCGCAGCGGTGGGGTCGACTGCGCACTCCCGATCGCCGCAGCACCTAACATCACTAATCCGCAAAGAATCTTCTTCATCGTTTTCACCTATGGCTGGCAGTTATAGTTCACGGTTACAGTGGTGCCAAGAAGCGTGGCCGTGTTGGAGAAGCTAACGCCCGTTGCAGTTGCGACTGAGTTTCCAACACCTAACCCAGCCCCGCCATTTTGAGTAATAGTGCATGCATAGGCGGCCGTGGTGGTTGGCCACACCAACGTTAAGAACGTGCCCGTGGTGAATGTTCCCCCAGCTACCGAGTAAGTGCCGCGGAGATTCGTGCAGGCCGCCGTTAGACAAGTGATCGTTCCTGTTCCACTTCCACCCGTGGCTGAGGTAATCGGGTTGGAGATCGCGGTGTAGGGATTAGCGATGTTCGCGTTCGGCAGAAGTCCAGTCACCCCACCGGCCGCGCTGCTCGCCAAGTTCACCGTTGAGAAGTTCATTAGTGACGTGAATTCTGAGCCGCCGTTGAGGTCGACCATGAATAGATGGGAGGAATCTGCGCGTATCGTGTCCACGCCGGCAGCAGGGGTTACGGCGGTTCCTGCTTCCGCGAAAGCGCCGCAACCAGATACTCCAGCGCCACAGGTCGGAGGCGATGATCCAAGCGCAAGGCTCGTTGCCGTCAAGGTGGTGAACGCTCCGCTATTCGGAGTTATTGATCCGATCGTACCTGGAGAACCCCATGGAACGATGGATGATGCGAGCAGGCCCGAGGACAATTGCGGAATGTCACTACCCGTGGTGCCTAAGGCGATACCACTAGTGATCGTTGACGAGGTACCAAAGATTGCCACGTATCCCGTTGTTCCGCCCGAGATGCCGTCCGCGGGGCAGTTAGTCCCTGTGACCAAGCAGACTGCATTGCCTCCGATTGTCGTTGCGGCGGCCAGAGTCGTCGTGCTCGATGAGGACAGCGTGGTAAAGGCTCCAGAGTTGGGTGTCGTGCTACCGATCGTGCCAGGCGTTGCCCACGGTATCGCGGCCCACATCGTTAGGCCCGTAGGTCCTGCGCTTGTCAATACCTGCCCAGCAATTCCGAGACTACCTCCAACCTCGTACGCCAAGGCATTGAAGGTTTCCGACCAATTGAGAGTTTCGTCGTAGAATGGCGATCCGGTATGAGTGAAACTTAGATTACCAAAGCTATCATTCGTCTGAAAGATGCTCGTAGTCGTCTGCGAATGCAAGAGATACATCAGCGACCGAGTAGGACCATCCGTTAGGTACATGGTATCTTCCCAATATCCGGCATCCGTATGGAGGAGGGCCAAGGATGGGTTGCCGCTTGACGCGCCGTTTCCAAACCTCATCATGTACGGCAGCGGAGTTCCGCCCACATCATTCATCTGCAAACAACTACTTGGCACAGAGTAATCGTTCGGCGTCCACTGGCCGCAGACTAAACGTATGCCCTCCATTGAAATTTCGGCTGCAGGGGCACCAACTAGATTGTCAGCCAGAGTCAGGGGCATGATGTTGGTTGCGAGGGTGGCCGTATTCGTCGCGCCATTGCCAGAACCTGTAATGAGCGCAGCCGAGTAGATCGTTACAGCGGTGCCGCTGGCGAGAATGTTTCCTGTGCTGCCGTTGCCGTTGCAGGCTCCTACTCCTCCACCGACGCAGTTGCTAAACGCAAGCTGAGTTGAAGAGAACGCCCCGTCAATGATGTAAGCCACCGGCCATCCGACTCCTATGGCGGCATTTGAAACGAACGCCTCGCTGACAGGGCCACCCTGCATTACGCGGGCCGCGTTGCCATTATTCCACGCGTTGCGCGTACAGAAGGTGATCGAGTCAGTTGTTGATCCAGTCGTCACCGCAATGATATAAGCTTCTTCAGCGAATGGTCCGGAGAGATGGATATCCAGTGACGTTCCAGGCGAGGTGGCGACTACTGGGCAACTGGTGATTCCTCCAGATACGGCAAAGTGTCCCGGCGAAGCAGGAGAGGTTCCGAGCGTCACCGTGCAGGTTGTCGCTGTGTATGCCTGATACTGTCCGTTGCCGTTGCCTGTGCATGATCCGGGGATAAGCGTGCCCCATGCGGTCGAAACGGGCACCGTCCCTGCTGTGAGTGCGTAGGTCATGCCGTTCTGGATAATGCTCTCGGCTCCGAGCGTCACAGACGAAGTTGTCTCAGAAGTATTAATGAGGATTCCGCCATCCGGCAAGTTATCGTGCGGATGAGGATTCGTGCAGTTGATGTTGCAATTCAGCGCGGCCAGCGTAACCGAATTTGCGCCGTTGGTCGGAGCGGCAAGACTGGCGGTCATCAGCAAACCAGCCTGCGAGGACGTGGAGAATGTACCAGCGGAGGGGACCCCCGAAAATCCTGTCCCCGCAATCGATCCGTTTGCCGGAGAGTTGCCGGTGGCGGCGTAAAAATAAATCGTCTGTCCTGCCGCTGGCGTCACAGTTCCGAAATCAGAGGGCGTCCACGTCACAGTGCAGGGCGATCCTGTGGAGCAAGTCAGCGCGGAAAGCGAGACTCCAATAGGCGTGCCGAGGATAAACGAGTTGGTTCCATTGGGAGTCGCAAGTCCGATGTCCACCGTTTGCGCGGTTGTGTTGCCCGTGAACACCACCGAAAAGGTCTGCATCGTGCCTGAGGTCTGGAAAGTTACCGGGCCACCGTTACCACCGATCCAGACGTAAGTGATGCCCGAAGTCGATGAGCTGTGTGGGCCACTTACTGTGCCAACTGAAGGCGTAACGAGCGTGCCGTTGTACCAAGGCGTCTGCGTCATTTGCAACGTCATGCCTTGGCATCCCTCGCCTGAGGTATCAACATATCCCCCGTAGCACTCAGGGTAGCCGTAGATGCAGGAGAAGTCGCCCTCGGCGTTCTTGTCGCAATTCAATTTCAAGCCCTGCATGATGCCGCGCGTCGCCGTGTAGGAGTTCAGTGTAAGCGCGTTTTGCGTGGACCAGCCCTGCGCCGATGTGCCGTTATTGCCAAGGTTGTAGCCCTGACCATACGACTGCATATCAATTACGTTCGATAGCACGGTTCCGACATTGCCGGTCGATATTTGCTCGAAGGTCGTCGAGTCTCCCGGCTGCGTCGTTACTTTCTGCTGGGCGTTTGCTGCCGGATTCAGCGCAAGATACGCTCCAGAAGGCGAAACGTAGACGGGGACGTTCAGCACGCCAGACAGGAAAGTTGCAGCACCGCTCGTGCCTGTCGTCGTAAGCGTCAAGGCGGCTGATCCGCACCCCGTGGCCGTGGTGCAAATGGCCGACCCGTTCATCAAACTGCCCGAGGGAACTTGTACTGGGGAACCGAAGGTGTAATATCCCACATTGGTCGTAGTGTCGATAGTGGAGTTACCTACCGTCGTGCCTGAAGTAGCAATAGGCACGACGCCGTTGGTAAGGCCAGACAGACCGCCACCCGTGCAGCCGACATTCGTCACCACCGCAGGAGAGCCTGTGGGATAGCAGAGCGGGCTGGTGCTGGGGGTTAGGTAGTTGAGTTCAAGGCCTGTTGGAGTTAGGGTAAGTTGTGGTGAAGGTACCGCCGAACTTATGCTCGTTCCAAAAGTTATGATCGGCACAAACGAACCTACTGAGCCGCTCGTTATAGCCATGCCTGAACCACTATATGTTATGCAATTTATTGTACCTTCACTCGGCAGCGTATCGAAGGACCCGCAGATTGAATTGTTGGGTCCTTCGCCACCAAGGAAACTGCCACCTCCCAACTCTATTCCATTCGTAATGGTTACCCACCCAGGTTCATCATTGCTTCCATCTCCTTGCACGCTGAGGTAGATCGACCCCGAGAAATTGTCCACATCGAAGATAGTTGAAGTCTGTCCGGTCAACTCTCCGCTCACCACCAACGACGTTTGGTCATTGCCATCTGTAGGATTAACATACAGTGGAAGCGTAGACGTCACCTGTCCTACGTTGGTGATCTCGTCGATGTGCCCGTTGCCCACCGTCGTTGCTGACGTTGCAACAGGGTAAAGCCCGGTCGTCAGTCCCGTCAGCCCGCCACCAGCCGCAACCCAGTTCCCCTCGTCATTGCAGAACAGGCCACTAGGTGTGCCGTGGGGGGCGCAGTTGACGAGCTGCGTTCCCGCAGTGTTCGACAGGCTGTTAAGGATTGGGCTGTTTCCGGTGATGACCAGTCCGCCGCCCACTGTGAGTTTGCCCGATACCTGCGCTTGGGCCTCGAACAGCGTGTTTCCACCGAACACGTTATTTTGGGCCAAGCCGGGATTGATGGCATTGTTGAAAGCCAACTGGTTTCCCGTGCTGATTGCTTGGAGCTGCGCCGTTGTGGCGCTCAAGGCCAGCGAGAACACGTTGCCTTCAATGGTGCTCCCAAGGACGTGAGAATTCGCCCCATAGCCGTTTGTTCCTCGACGGTTGGTGAGCGTATTCAAGACGAGCGAGGTGGGCGTAATCGAATCCCAGCAAATAGCCTCCACTACAGGGGCCGTCCATCCGCAACCCGTCGATGGGAAGCCCGCAGTGGACGCCACGGGGATCACGAGCGAAGTGGACGTAATGGCTGCCGTAGTGGTAAGGACTCCGGTAGTAAATCCTGGATTGTTCTGATCAAGATTCGCGCACGTCGGCCCGGCGCAGTACGGCGGCAACGCACAACCGGCAGGCCCCAGAGGGCAGTTCACACCGTTGATTAACGTGTAGGCATTCGCCAACGTTGCCTGAACATTGCTGTCTGTGGGATTCGTGAAATTGATCTCTCCCGCCCCACCGGAGTTCTGAAAGTTCACTGGAGATGTCAACGGAGAACCCATATTCACAGTGATGCTAGCGCCGCCACCGCTCGTCGTGCACTGCGTTACAGGTGTCCACCTTCCGAGGCTCGTGTTGAATCCCTCTTGCACAAAGGCTTGAGGAAGGCTCTGAAAGGGTTCTGCCGTAGAAGAGTTCGTACAGGCAGTCCACTGATTCGTGGTGGTGTTCCAGTAATACTCGGCCTGGGGTGTAGGGTTCAGGCCGATAACCTGCGCATGCGCGAAGCCCGCACCGAGAAGAACCAGGACCGCCAAAACCTTTTTCATGCCTACTCCCTATAAATGGGCAGTCCCCCGGTTAGAGGACTGCCCACCGATTACGCTTCGTTTTAGTGGCAGCTATAGGTGAACTTGTAAGCTACCGATGCGGTCAAGGCTGTTGCGCTGGCGGTATAAATCATTGTGCCGGGAGTCGTACCCGAACCAGCCGTATAGGTTAGCGTTCCCGAGGTATACGAATTCGCAGACCCTACAGAGGTAACCGTGCAGGCGGGATTATAGGTAAAGCCACCACCATAGTCCGGCGCCGAAAAAGTAACAGTAAAGACAATCGCTGATGCCGTGGGAGTTGTGCCCGTGGTCAGAGTGATGGTTCCAGTGCTCTGGTTGGAGCCTGCAACGATCGCGATGGTTGGAGACGTACCCGCACCGGTGCTAGCCGCCACAGAAGGCTTAGGCGCCGGCGTGAGCAGTGTGAGCTTATGCGAGGCATTGCAACCGTACTGAGCCCATGGCGTTGCTGTGACGTCGATCACTACCGTTCCGCCCGTTGTGGCGCAGGTTGCGTTGGTGATGACATCGGCGGGAGTGGTGCTGTTGAGCAACGTTGCGTTGCTGCCAGAGATGCCCGAAATCAGGCTGTACCACTCTTTGGTGAGGATGATCGTCGCAGACTTGGTAGCGCGCGCGTTCAGAGCTTCCTGCAACCCGCCCGTGCCGGACTGGAGCGAGAAAGTCGTGTGCGAGTTGGTCGGCGTCAACGCTGGACCGCAGGTCGTTTCTGTCGGAGCCAGATAGCTGCCAGGGGTCACCACTTCCGAGTTTGCAGAGTTGTTGTCCTGGATGAATACCGGGGCCAGCGCCGCCGCATTGCTAAACGCGTAGAAGGTGGTCTGATCCGAGAAGTTCAGCTGGGTGATCTGGCAGGGCGAGAAGCCCGACACCTGGAAGGTGTAGACATTCGGCTGCTGACCCTGCAGAACAAACCGGCCATAGTTGTCAGCGTAGACCCAAGGTGGACCGCCCGCAGGGGTAAAGCCCTGTGCCGCGGCAAAGACCGGCGTCAGTAACGCCAGCAAGAAACTGAACAAAGTGACGATTCTGATGCGCATGTCTTGTTCTCCTGTGGTTGATAGTTGAGGTTTACGGCGAAGATGTTCTTTCGCCAAAGGCAAAGTCTATTTGCCGACCGCGGTCCAGTGGACTATCTCGTTGCCGGTAAGATTGCTTCCTGTTCCACCGATATACGTCATCGCGGCTAAGGCTGCAGTGAATCCGCTGATGTTCGGATTCCCATTGATGCCGCAGGTAAAGTTGGTTTCGTGCGCACCGTCATTTAGCCCGGCCACGGTACATGTCATGATGATTGCCGAGCTTGTGAAGGCATGGGGAAATGTCACCGCTACCGTGCAGTGATTCTGCCCCGAGCAGCCAGAGGATACGTCGGCAATCGTTCCGCCCTCGGTGATCGTTCCATCCGGTCCAATCTGATAGCAGTTCGTTCCGCTGCACGTCCGAGAAGTCACAGGGGCGGAGGCTGTTATTCCCCCGAACCCGTCCCACACCGCGTAAGTTCCATCTGCGCCAGGTCCGGCGGCGGTTACGAGTTCTGTCTCGCTGCCTGTAGTCGCCACGCCAATATCCGTCTTGTCCGTAACCGATGTAACCGTGAGCGGCGTGAGGAAGTTGATTATGGAAGCTTGCGCTACTGTCGCACCGTTGAACTGGATCGTCTGGTAGAACTGCGTCGAGCATGCAATTGGAACATCGTAGGCGGTGCCGTCAGACCCAAGGCAATCTCCCATAGGTCCGGCGGCTCCGTTTACTAGGTACCCCCCGGCGGCATTGATAAGAGCATCGAGGCCGGTTCCCTCAACGTCTACTCCCCAAGCTGGTAAAGCTGTCCCAACTCCAATCGCTCCAACGTTGTAGAGGTTGTACCCCGAAAGACTGAGCGGACCAGAAATGCTCTGGGGATTGTGATTATAGGGAATTGTTAGCACAGGTATTGGGTAAGTTACTTGCCCGTGGTAATACGGGATTCCTTGGGAGAGGTTGTAGGTTGACCCCGCACCGTAGAACTGCCACATCTCCGGGTAGCTAAAGAGGGTGTTTCCGCTTGCATCTACAAGACTTACAGTGTATCCCGTACCAGTGGGGAAGCCTGCATCATTGGCGATTACTCGGCAAGGCGTGAGGTTTTGCGTGGGGACGGCCGCGCCGGTGGCCAGGGGAACTGCTTGGGTAAACTGTGCGGTAGTGCTGGTCGTCTGCCCCTGATAGACCTCATTCCCTGAGGCGGTACCGATATAGACATCCATTCCCGTCGCCTGAGGCGGGCCCGTTCCAACTGGGGGGAGAATTTGAAGTTCTCCAGTGCTGGTGAGTTGAACTGCCACCTCAGGCGAGGGAAGGGTTTGGTTTCCGAACTGGTCGTACCAGGTGAACTGGACGTAGTAGTTGCCGGGGGTTAGCGTACCGGTGAACTGCGCCGTAACTCGCGGACCCATAACAGGATTGCCGATACCTACGACTGATCCGTTCGTGTCGGTTCCGCACTGCGCCGAGGAGACGACGAGGGACGTTCCGGCAACAAAGAAGACTTGTGAGGGAGTGAAGGTAAGGGTGGCGTTCTTTGCGGGGAGTCCGGAGGCAGAGCTAAGCGATCCCTGCAGAATCACATAGGGGGGGACGTATTGCGCTCCGCACTGGAGACTTGCTAGGACCAACCCGGCAACCAGACCGGCAAAGCGCAATTTCCTCATCGTTCCCTCTTAGTTGGGCGGCACGAGTCCTATCTTCTCGATAGCCGCACGATCCGCTTGTTTCTGCTGGTGATCGAGCATTTGTTGCTGCATCGCCAACTGCTTTTCCTGCATTTCCTTCTGGGCTTCCTGCGCGGCCGCCTGCATCGAAAGATTGCGATGTTGCATGCCAACCCGCACCATTTCAACGATTGCGGAGTGGGTGTGCATTGGAAACTGCTCAATTTCCGCGTTGAACTTCTTTGCAATTCCGAAGATTTCGTTTGAGCTGAGTTCTTGCGTAGCCATATCATTTGCCTTTCCGATTGTGCTTCTTTTGAGATTCTATACGACCCTGTTCTATAGCCATGCAATCTGGGCCGCAACAGGTCCATTCGCCCGTAATTCTGAGGTCTAAAAAGAAACGATTCTCGGCCTCTGGACCGAGTAGATTGCGCCTGCAAATCCTGCACACCTTCCATGAAGTCCAAGTAACTCTGGGGGTTCCGCCTGCGTCTTCGTCCTCGCGCATCAACTCACGGGCCAGAATGCGCCGGAGCCAGATGCTATTGTCAGTCTCGGTGAGACCCTTGATTCTTTTGGCAAATGCCCATTCTGGGATCTTGATGGCAGTCGTTTCCACGAATCCGATGGTGGGCAGGCGGGGATATTTCAACCCCAGGGCTTTATATTTTGCTTTCCACTCTCGGCGCAACTGGCGCTCGCGGCGAGGAGAAACGTGATCGAGGGCTGGATACATGTTGCAAAAGTATACCCCTCATGCTACTAATTGCTCAGTTGCACAAGATGCTGATGATTTCAGGCGCAAGTCTGAAGAAAGGCCAATATGGCCGATCCCGAAGTTCCCTCTATCCAATCCCTCCACAATTCAGACATAGACCATCTCCGCAGAGCGATAGCCTTCGCGTGCTTTGCGCACAATGGGCAAGTGGACAAGGTAGGAGAACCCTATATTTGGCACTGCCTGCGCGTAGGAATATCTCTATTGCCCGACGTCGACGCGGCCATAGTGGGGGTTCTCCATGACGTGCTCGAGGATACAGAGTTTGGAGCCGAATCTCTGCGCCCATTGGTGAGCGAAGAGTGTTTTGAAGCTCTGTTAGAACTCTATCGCGAAACGGGAAAGGCATATGAGGACTATATCCGCCAAGTTGCCCTCAACCCCCTTGCATTGAAGGTGAAAGTAGCCGACCTCACCGACAATTCACGCGCAGATCGGCTCAACAAGCTTGCCCCAGAAGTACGTAATCGGCTCCGCAACAAATACGCCAACGCATTGAATATCTTGTGGATGGCAGAAAACACCAATTCAAAAGGAGAAACCCATGAACCGTAGCCTCATCGTCTTGGGGGTTGCGTTTGCAACTCTCTCGCTCCCCGCCCAAACCGTAAAGCCGTCGCCCGCACCCGCTCCCGCCGCAGCGCCTGCAATTTCCGATGCCCTCCGGGCTGAGTTCTTCAAGGCACAGTCACAGATGATTCAGTCATCTGCGCAAGCCAAAGAAGCACAGAGCCAGTTCCAGTCTGAGATCACCAAGATGCAGCAGGTTTGCGGCGAAACGTCCACTCTCCAGATGAGCCAGACTGGTGATCCCGTCTGCGTCATCAAACCCACCGCAAAGAAGTAGGAGCCCATGGCAAAGAGCATTTTGAAGGGCGGAGATGCGCACGCAGCCATCCTCCGCGGCTTTGACGCAGTTGCGGACACCGTAGGGGCAACCCTCGGGCCGCGCAGTGGGACGGTGATTCTTGGCCGTCCCTTCGGTGCAGCGCTGGTCACCAAAGACGGCGTTACGGTGGCAGAAGGTATCTCGGTTCCTGACCCGTTCGAGAATGAGGGTGCCAAGCTCATTCAGGAAGCTGCCCGCAAGACCAACCAGGAGGCCGGCGACGGAACCACCGCTGCCACCATCCTTACTCGCGCAATCTTCAAAGAGGGCGTCAAGGTTGTGGCAGCCGGACATAACGCTATGTCGGTCGAGCGCGGCATCCAGAAGGGCGTTGCGGTTGTCGTCGCAGCGCTAAAGGAACTTGCGCAGCCGGTTGACCAGTCAGACCTCGAGACCATCCGCCGAGTCGCTACCATATCTGCTAATTCGGATGTTGAGATGGGTGATGTGATCGCTCGTGCTGTCCATAAGGTTGGCCTTGAGGGTTCGGTAAGGGTTGCTGAATCGCCAACGCTTGAGACCACCTTGGAAATCTCGCGCGGCCTTCAGTTTGAACGCGGCTTCATTTCCTCGGACTTTATGGCAGACCAAGCTAAGGGCATGACGATGTTCCGCCAATGCAACGTTTTCATTACTGACCGACGCTTGATTGACCAAGGACAGATGATTGCGTTCATGCAAAGATACGGTCAGGTTTGCGGGCTAGTTCCACTAATTCTCATTGCAGAGGACATTGCCGAAGGTGCGCTCCAAGCTTTAGCTGCCAACACTCCAGAGCAGAGAGCACTGAAGCGTCAGCCTCCAATCGCCTTCATCCTTCCCATCAAGCTTCCAGGTTCCGGCAACACAAAGAAGGACGAAATGCAAGATGTCGCAATTTGGGCAGGCGCGCGCGCTTACACGGTTGCCAACGGCGATGACCCCACCAAAGCCAGTGCCGAAGACTTTGGTTCTGTCGATGAAGCAGTGATTACTCCAAGAAATACAACATTTATGGGATCGCATGGTTCGCCTATCCGTCTTGATACGCGCTTGGATGAGTTGCGGACACGACTCATTGACCCAGAGGCGAAGGATTTCGAGAAGGCGCAGATTGAGAGGCGCATAGCAACCCTTCTGGGTTCGGTTGCCGTCATCAAGATTGGATCTAGCGGAAAGTCGAAACTCCTCGAAAAGCGTGATCGCGTGGAGGATGCTGTGCGGTCTGCGCAGGCTTCGCTGAAAGAAGGCATTGTGCCTGGTGGCGGGGTGGCGCTGATTCGGTGTCTTCCTGCGCTGGAATTCGCTATCGAAAGCATGGATTCCGAGGAGAAAGTGGGGGCGGAGATCGTAGCCCAGGCACTTACCCAACCCCTGCATCGTCTGGCGAGCAACGCCGGTAAGAGTGGCGATGTGATCGTTTCGCAGGTAGTAGATAGGCAGACGGGATGGGAAAAGATCCTCGACGCAATGCAGGACCGTCCACAGGGCTCATACCGTGCGCTGACCGAAGATGAGCGCAAAGCTTTGGCCAGCGTTCGTGTACGTTGGGGGTACAACGCCGCCACAGACGAGTTTGAGGACTTGGTGGACGCAGGCATCATCGACCCCGCCAAGGTAGTCCGCCTAGCCCTCCAGAACTCCGCAGAGCTTGCAGGATTGCTGCTTACGTCCGCTGCGCTGGTGGTGGACATCCCAGAGCCTCAGAACGCACTACAGACACCGAGGTAGGCCATGGCAGATAAGCCCATAGTTGCGCGCGAGGTAGACCCTCAGGGAAATTGTTCGGCGTGCGGTGGCATCCACTACGGCACTGGCAGCGTTTGCGTGTACAAGCAGACATTTCCAGAGCCAAAGTTGGAGGCTAAACCTCTAACGGTTGCTCAAGAGCTTTTGGAAGCAGCCAAGCCCTTCCGTCGAGTGCTTGAGGTCAATGTCCCATGGCTGAACTCTCTCGACGAACGAGAACTGGTCGGCTTCCTTCCAGTCGGGCACCCCACATGGGGAGAGTTCAAGCGCTTGATGACCGCTATCTCTGTCATCGATGAGGCGCGAAAGAGAGTGACCGGTGGAGAGTGAGCCCCAACCAATCCGCCTGAAGGGAACCCTCATCCGCTTGCGAGATTCTGGGTTCGGCTTCATCCACGTCCGCGACGGTGGCGATTACTACGTACATATCAGCAACATGCGCCATAGGGCAGAGTGGATCGAAGGCCAGTCGGTGAGCTTTGTGCCAGGGGAGGGCTCAGTTGGAAAAGCTCCTCCCGCAAAAGATGTGGTTGCAATTGCTCCAGAAGTTGAGTAATCTGTTTTCACGTTGAGAGACGTTTGCCCGAGACATCTGCGATTTAGTCTTCGGAACATAAGGGCTACCCCTGTTAGCGCAGGTACGGGGCGTCCACCAAAGAATTCCGTGCACGGCCTGTGCTGGCGTGGCTGACCAAGGCGGCGAATCCTTGGTGACTTCGGCTCCGTTCAAGACGAACGGGCAAAGTTTTAGGACAGCGAGCATCTCTTTTTTAGGCCTTAGACCTAAGACGGTTTGACACTCGGATGTTCCTGAGGGCATGGCCCGTTCGGCTAATCACCGACAGGCGGCGAGAGGAAGGGACAGGGTACCTTCCGTCGTTACGGTCCATGCTTGACCCACAAACCCAACCATGAACAGTACCCCTATAGCGAGTCGGAACCAGCCGATAGCAGGGGTGCGTTTGTGTAAGGTTGTTACACACTTACACTTCAGCGTCTCCTAAGCGGTAACCCCTTACCCCGCTGCGCCTCGCGCTCTTCAATTCTTCGGGTTTCCATCATTGCGCGGCGAGCTAGTGCAGTTGCGTCGGCGCCAGCTTCTCTCATCTTGTCGAGGCTCTCTTGCAATTTGAGGCGTTCTGGCTTCTTGGACTCACGGATAAACGTGTTCCAAAAATAAAGTAGGGAGTCGATTAAATCATCTAGCGGATCCCCATGGACCTTCAGAATGGCCATTCGCTCATC